CAATAGGTGCTACTAGCCACTGCATGACCAGATCAATAGTCTCCATCATCTCAATCACCACTTCTTACATGACCAGTAACGGGCCGTGAACTTATCCTTAGCCGTGTCACACTTATGTCTAGCACGGAAGGACTTGCGACGTTTGGGGTCTGACTTCTTGATAGTCATGTTAGGATCACCGAAACGGATGATCTTTTCTTTGCCATCTTTACAGGCTTTGACAACAAACTTCTTTGAACCCCCTGAGGTTCTCTGAGGTGAGTTGCATTTCATCTTTGATTTGTCTGCACGTTTAGCCACGGTACCGTCCTAGTGTTATAGTCTTTAAGAAACCCCTCCAGATTTCGTTAGGGGAAGGTAGCATCCAGCCTAAGATTAGCAGGATTATAACCCATGTCGGTATATCTTGGTTCATAACCTTTACGGATTCTACAGCACCTCCTACAGAAAAGGCACCTGAAGATTTATCTACTGTTACATTCTCGCCTGAAATGTCAGAACTCTGGTCAATGACAGACTGGTTGTTCTCTGCCCCTGCCTGTACGTTAGCATTTACTGTTGGGCCTTTACTGCCGCCACCTAAGAGTGATGCGGCACCACTAAGGACACCGCAACTGCTTATAAATAATGATAGGGTCAGGGCCAGTAAGATACGCATTATTTTGGCACCCCTGAACGTCTATCACCTAGTGGTAGTACAGAAGAGACCTCATCCCTGCCTGATATAATTCCTGCATAGAACAATTCTTTTAACACACGGTTGTCCATACCTGCCGTATTATTACCTGCATCTTTTCTACGAAGTTCTTCAGCAAAGGCTACAGGGTCTTGGTTTTTAGCGGCGGTAAGAACAGCAGTCCAACCAGTACCAGCTTTTCCCCCTCCTACATTGTAGGCTAAAGATGTGAGTACGTTTTGGTATTTATAATCTAAGTCATCCCACGTAATACCTAAGTCTTTAAGTTTAGCATCCCAACCCTTTTTACCACCACTACCAGCACGGGCTAATGAAAGTTCTGCTGCCATGTCTTTGTTTAGTATCTCTACTTTTTGATCTTCTGTAAGTTCAATATAAGTACCATCTTCGTTTTTAAATTGGATACCATGTATCATACCAGAGGCTTCTTCGGATGCTTTTATTTTATGACCAAACCCTATGTCTTTACTTCTTTGATCAACAGGCAAGTCTTTTTCTCTTGCATCTTTTGTAGCTACAGGGACTGATCCGTGGTCTGACTCTGCCTGTTCTCCGATGTTTAAATAAAAGTTTTTTGTTTTTTGTTCAATAGATTTCTCTATAGGACTAAAACCTTCATCAGCATTCCTAGGTGCTTGTTCTTCAGGTAGCTGGCCTTTAGTGTCAAATCTGCTGGAGGGTTGTCCTTGATCCAATGGTGAAACCTGAATATCACCCTCACGAGCCATTTCAAACAGAGGCTCAGGACTAGACAACTGACCCATCTCTGTGTCTGTAACATCGACCATAGTAGTTGTATCTGGTCCACCCTTTGCTGTCTGAATAGCTTGTCGCACCTGTTCAGGTGTTTGTAAAGACTGGGTGATACCTAGGGAATCCCTGATAATAGCCATTTTATCGGCATCCTCACGGGCAATACGTTCCATAGTTTTACGGAACTCTTCTAGTTCCATTTGCTGAAGGTTCTTTCCACCACCCTTAGAGACAACCTGTGATCTATCACCAAACATTCCCATATCATCGTACCTTTTGTTCAATATCACCGTCAGAATTAATAAAGTACTGACCAACATCAAGACTTGCAAATAGTTTTTCATCACTATCTATATCATCTGACCAGAATATCTGGTATGGGTTGTTAAAAGTACCTAGATTACCTGAAGCTTCATCTACACTGACAGGCTGGATCATAGTAGCTTCGATAGCCTCAGTAGATACCCCAAGTTTCTTCATCTGAGTGACATAGAACTGTAGGCTCTTAGCATTCTTCTGGACCTTACGGTAGTCTTGGAATGCTGTATTGAACTTGAACCCTGCATTTTCAACTTGACTACGGTCAAATGTTGACAAACGACGACCACGGTCTGCAATCATTGCTGTTACATTACCGTTGTAGTGTTTAGAAGCAAAGCCTTTTACAAGAGGAAGAACCTGACGGTCCATACGAATCTGTCCTGTGTCTACACGAGCCTCTAGGTCATACTCAATCTTACCTAGACCTGTGATCTTAAAGTAGGATGACTGCATAGAGCCTGAGATAGTTGTAGATGCAATATTGAACTGTGCTTTCAAACCATCAATCAAACGGGCCGTAGCTAGTTCAGCCTTTTGAGGATCAAGTTTAGCAACACGTTTCAAACGTTCATACGTTGCATCGTTGTACACCATCATCATTGTGTCTTGTTTGAATAACTGACTAGCTGTAGCAATGTTGACAGTTGCCTGACCTACACCCGCAAAGAAGTTATCACGGTGTTCAGGAATGTCTAGCATTTCAGGCTTGACAACATTGATACGTTCACTTACAGCGAAGAAGACAGCATCCTTACGGCTTACAGGGCTACGATCCTCTGCTGCATCAATCTCTTCTAAGTCATGTAGTGTCTCAATCTCAGGTGTCGGTAAGGTAACAGCACCATCTGGCCCTTCTACAGGCTCAGGCTTCATGTATTCGTCAAGGTCTGTGTACTGGATATCCTCAGCAGATAGACCAGCTAGTGCCTTACGTAGTTCAGTGTAGTGTTCTGCTACATATGCTGTAGGATCGAACTTATCTGACAACAGAGCATTACTTAGGATAGGATCGTCGATACCTTCCTTAGCCAGTTTTAGAAGAACCTCACTGTTAGCGTTAATGACATCAGACTTAGCTGCTGCTAGGGTGTCCTCATCGTAGGATTCGATACTCTTCAACAGGTTGTCAAGTGTATCTAACTGACTCTGTACGACCTGCCAGTCTTCAGATTCGATAAGGGCTGGTTTTGTTAGCTGGGCCTTGACAATATCGAACTGACGACGTAGGTTTACTACGTTCTCAGGGGTGATATTTCCACCTGTCATCTCAATCTGAAGGGCAGCTACAGCACTGTCACGTACAGAACGTATTACAGTGTCTGCATGAGGTACGTAAGAAGTCAAGAACTCAGCACGTTCAATGTTCTTAGAGTTAGCTACGAACAAGGCAGCAGATTCTGTACGTTGTACTTCAGCCATAGCCTCTGCTAGTACGTCATTGTCTGTGTAAGGCTTCTCAGTTGCTTCTAATTTCAAACGGGCATTGTAAAGATACGCAGGGTTAGCTGACATCTTTTCTATAGTAGCATTAATAGCCGCCTGTTGAGGATCGAAGTTCAGGAAGTCAACGTCAATACCTGTACGTTGCTTAATCATACGAGCCTCAGCTTCACCGATTTCAAAACCTTGGCTGTTATATTGAGCAATAGCTGTGTTTACAATGTTACGTTTCTGTAGTGCTGATGCCCCTTTAGTTCCGTCAAGAGCACTAGATAAAGATGAAAAGGCTTCCCTATTGATAGATGCTTCAGTCGGTTGTGCAGCACGTTTAGCTGCGTCCATTGAGTCTAAGACACCAAAGACACCCTTACCTATTGCGGCGATCCCTTCTACGGCAGCTGCACCTGAGGCGGTGCTGGGCATGTTCACACCCTTTTCGTATGCTGCTCCTTCATCACCAATGTCTACTGCGAATCCAGCCATATTATTTCCTTACTGTCTTTGCTGATTCAGAATCTGTGCTTCGTAGTCTAACCCTACACGCATAGCATTCTTCATAATGTCAGGTACTGATCCTACTCTAATCAGGCTACGTTGTAGCTGCATCTTGAGTTGATTAGATAGGTTTGAAGACCAAATCTCGTCGTTGATCTCTTCCCAAAGTTTTGTTCCTCTAATCATATCAGATTCATCCCCTTCTGTCAACAGGGAAAGTGCGAGGGTAGCCTTGGATTGTAGTCTTTTTGACATATCACGGTACTTGTTGTTCTTTTTGAACACCATTTCCTGATAGTCGTAGAAGTTTTGTACAGGTGCAGGGGTTGCACCGAACAAAACAGCTGCTGCTGCTTCAGGTTCTAGGTCACCTACAACAATCTTACGTGTACGGCTACGATAGTTACCTGATTCGATAAGCTCCTGTACCTTGACAGCCTTGTCAACTGTTGATAGGTTACGTAGTAGCTGTGTCAGGTCTTCACGTACCATCTCAGTACGTCCACCCATCATAGCACCGATAGCATTAGACGCAACAGCTAACATATCTGAGGAGATTTCACCTGAAGGGCCGAACAGAGTAGTGATGAAACTCTCATCAAACAGTTTACGGTAGGTGTCCTGCATCTGACCTAGGGGTGCGACACGTGTAGCATAGGCTGTCTCTGTACCTAGGAAGTTAGACAGGAATGCATCGACCAAACCGTACTTGATGCGGTTGAATGCCTTGACAGTCTCAGGTTTATCAGGCTCATAGCCAAGCTGTTCAACGACATAACCTGTCATCTGTCCTGCACCTAAGCCAACTAGACCGAACATCGGCCCCATAACCATGAACATACGGATACGTTCAGCAGCTGTAAAGTTACGGCCTACCGCAATGTTCTCCATTGCACGTAGAGAGAATGACAACCACTGGGTAGGTACTCTCATGATGCCACTCTGAACGAAGCTACGTGACTGTGATGTCATACGGAACGTCAAGTCCTGCTCACGGTTCATGATCCAACGTTTAGCATCTGGTGACAGAGGGTCAATGTTAGGACGTTTAGCACGGTGCTCAAGGAATGCTGTGACAATCCCTGTCATACGGGATACACGTTCACCTTCCTTAAAGAAGATCGTTGACTTGTCTAGGAAAGAGCCGACAGCTTGTTGTCCTTTACCGACAAGGTTACTTGAAACACCAAACTTTTGTGGTGCTTGAAGTTCGATAACCTGATTGTCAACAATGTTACGACCACTCTCGTCAATGTACTTGACAAGCTGGTTAAGTTCGTCTACCTGAATGCCTGTAGCCTTAGCTAGTCGTTGGATAGCTAGGGTACGTGTAGCTCCATCTGACAGGTTAGCAATCATCATCATGGGTGTAGCTAGACCAAGAGCCTTTAAGCCCTGTACTGGTGAGATAGCTGCGATAGTGATTGAGTGTAGAGCCTGTAGTACGAACTGATCAGGGTTGAAGAAACCAAACTTAGAGTAGAAACCAACCTGCAACAGACGTGATGCAGGATCAGCCTTAGTAAAGTCAGCCTTGAAACCTGTCTTTTCGAAGACAGCCTCAGTAGCTGCTGATGTGAAGCTGTCCCACTTGTCAGACATCCAAGTGTTCTGGTTCATTCGACGTTTGATTACGTCCTGTTGTTCACGTAGCTGTGCTGCAATGTCGTTGTATTTACCTGTCTTGGTAACCTCAGCTTGCATGAAGCGATTATAGAAGTCATTCTCAGGTACACCCTTAGGGAACGTTACGACACCCTCAGACTTCTCAGCTAGTTTTACCCAGCCTACCATAGCATTCTGTGATGCTGCACGGTTAGCATAGCCGAACACCTCAGAACCGAACTGATCTGCAATGTTAGCTACTGGACTTGCGTTGATTGCCTTCTTACCACCGAACTCCATCAATGGTGTGTCACCACGTTTCATGTTCAGGCGACGACCTACGACCTCACCGAAGGTAGCCCCTACCATAGAGGGGTCTTCACCTGCCTCACGGATAGAAACCTTCTGGTCACGAGCCTTACCTACAAAATCCTCTGTGAAACGGAAGTTATACTTGAGGGCTAGGTCTTGTAAATCCTCTAGGTCAGTGACATGTTTGTTCCATGCGTTGTTAGCACGGATAGTATCACCTAATTCATCGTACTGTGTCTTTGACAACTGTAGATCAGCAATGTCATCCACACCCATCTCGTCCATCAGGGTCTTTACTTTACGTGTAATGTTGTTTAACTGGTTGACAGCAAGTTTAGCTTGCTCCTGACCAAATGAACCTAGTAAAGTCTTGAACCCGACAGACACAGTGTTGCCTGAGATTAGCTTCTGATCCCTTGTAGTACCCACAAAGTAACGGAACTCAGAGTTAGTACGTGGGCCACCTGCGTTATAGGGCATAACATCGACACGTTCCAAGACACGGGTGGACTTTACGTTAGTTACGTAGAGGTGATCCATGTACGTCGTAGGAATTTTGAAGATCGGTACGTCTTTGTTCAGGTTCTTAGAGTTAGGACGTAGGGATTTACCACCTGCTACGTCAATAATCAACTCGTTCTCAGGTACACTTGACACACGGTAGCCAATGTCACCGTATTCGTCTGTAATGTTAACGTAAACACCACCCTCAGAGACAACACGCTTCAGACGTTCAGACGATTTGATCTGCCAAGTTGTGTCATTGATGTCTTGTAGTGCATCATATGCGTCTAGGACTTCCTTACGTGGTTTCGTACCGTACATTGTCTTGTACATAGACTCAAATGATGTACGGTCAGGTGCCTGACGCATGTAGGACAACTCACCATCACGTAGTTGTGTCATGAAATCAGACAGGTTTTCTGTTTCTTTTGCCTTTAAGCCGTTGACAGCCTTAGCATAAGGTTTCACAAGGTCACCTACAAGGGCTTGACCTGCCTCAGCCTGTAAGAACTTAGCACCTAGCTTGTCACCTAGACGTACAGTCGAAGCACCAAACACTTTGTTGATAGCATCAGCTACAAAATTACCCTTGTTGAAGCGATCTAGTTCATCAGGTAGTCCAAGAACGTTGACACGTTCCTCTGCCTCTACGAACCAACCACGTCCCTCCTCACGTTTGACAACCTTCAGGCTAGGGTCTTGTGCAGCTACAGCCTCTGCATCCATCTTACGACGGAATGCTGCACCTGAACCATCCTTACCCATACGTACAACGACCTTATAGTCGTCAGAACCTTCGTCAATGATACGACGAGAGTTGACAACTACATCATTTGTACTAGATGCGATACGTGCTGCAATCTTAGTTGCTGTTGCTTCTAGGGTTGTACGTGGAATGTACTCACCGAAGGAACCCTTGCGGTTAAACTCTTCTAGTTTCTCTGTCAGGATTGTCTTGCGTGAACCATCACGGAAGGTAACCCCGTTAGGGCGGCTGATTGGCCCCTTGACAGGGTCTAGTTCTTCAGGTAGTGTACGACCAGCATTGATCATATCGGTCTGAGCACCAGCATCATCAACCTGTTTTGCTGCAACAGTTGCTGCTTGTGCCTCATCACCCATGACAGCCACTGTATCTACAGGACGACGGGACTTGTATAGACCTAGGAGTTTGTTAGGGATTGTTGTTGTCTCAGTTGCAGCTATCTTAGCACCCCTAGCAGCTGCACTGGCAAGTTTTGTGCTACCTAGAGTGACAATATCTGCACCGCCAAACAAGAAATTCAACCCAGCCATAGGGTCATCCCCTAAGTAGGTTGCATCATTGGCTGCTTTGTATAGGTTCCATAGGCTGTCCTCTGAGAAGATACCCTCAGCCTTACGTTCTTCAATGTACTCCTTAGCCCACTCTTCGAACTCAGCTGGTTTCAGTGAGTTGAAAGCCTCACGGATTTCTTTACCCTCACGGTTAGAACGGAAGGTAGCGTTCTCAAAGGCACCCAGAGTAAGTTCACGTAGGACGTTTACGTCGAAGAATGACAGAACCTTAGAGATTCCTGAGGAATCGTTAGCTTCTAGTTCTGTCTGTAATAGACGGTTCCAGACTTCCATGTTTGTCATGGTACGTGCAGCATAAGCATTGACACCATTGTCTGACAACATAAGGTTCTGGATCAACATGTACTCAGACAGAGTCATGTCATCACCCTTAGACTTACGTTCTTCGATAATACCTGCTACTTCCTCAGCAGATAGACCATCGTTGTAGGCTTGGTCAATCGTCAAGGCATAGTCAAAATTGACAGCATTAGTTTTAGCTGCTACTTCTGCACTAGCATCACCTGAGGTACGTTCCGCTTCGATCTGGTCTACAGGAATGTCCGTAGCGATAGACAATTCCTGAGCCTTTACCCGTTCAACTTGGCTGTACGGGTTGAAGGTTTCTTCTCGTTTTACTTCAGAGTCAGCACTAAGGGCTAACTCATTGAAGATTTGATCCTCTAGTGTAAGAAGAGATGCCATTTAGAAACCACCTGCTAGGTTTAAACCTGAAGCTGCTCTTTGTAGGTTCTCTTGGTTATAAACAGGAGTGTTAAACCCGAAACCACCTCCCTGACCGATTCCGTAATTCATCAAGCCAAAACCCATACCTGCTATTTGACTATACATCTGAGACTGTGAACTTAAGTAGTTAGCCTGTCCTGTTAGAGAGGTAAACTGTTGACCTAGACCTGACAACATAGAGCCGAGTCCTAGGTTAGTCCCTAACTGTGAACTGATACTTCCGATACCACCAGATACTGCTGATGAACCACCTAGTCCTGCTGCTTGAGCACGTTGACGTAGTTGTGAACGGGCAATGATAGAACGTCGAATTGACTGACGACGTTGCTGTGCAACCTGTTGCTGTTGTATACGGACTTGTGTCTGTGCCGCCTGTTGAGTAGCTGCGGCTGATGCCCTAGCTGCTGATGCTGCTTTAACAGTATTAGAAATACCTACACCCGCACCAACGGCTGCGACTGTCCCAAGACCTACCGCAGTAGCACCTGCCGTTAGACCGACACCTAAAGCAGCTGCGCCAGCTGTAACTGCTGTACCAATAGCTGTGAAAATAGCCATCCTATACTTCCTTTATGTAAGCTGTCTCGGTAGGTTCGAAACCTTTTCTCTTGAAGAGAACTCCTGCCCTACCACCTAGTACGTTATCTAGTTCTGACAGTCTGATGAAGTTACACCCTGCGTTAGTAGCCCAGTCGGTATACTCGTCTACTAATTTTAAGGCTGTCCTTCCTGTACGATGCTCAGGGTCAATCCAAAACATCAGTTCTTGTGCGAAGATTAAGTCGTTAATTGGTATGTCAGACATAACAGCTATTAAAGCACCGACAACTTCGTCATCTTTAACTACAATCTTTACGAAACCATGCTCTATTTCTATCAACTGTGTGACAAGATTGTTTACTTTATTTGTGTTAAACTTGTTCCAAGCTGGGTGAGGTATTTCTTTACAGAATTGTTTTACAGCTAAGACCGTGTCTAACACATCCTCTTGGGTTGCATCACGAATTATATATTCAGACATTAGAATCTAGGGTTCCTACCATATATGACACCCCAACCTAACAATAAGAAGTCTTTACCTTCTTCACTCTCATACCTGATACGGACTGACCTGCCTGTACCACGTACCTTAAGTCGGGACGTAATTACACTTTCAGGGTAGTCAAACACATCCAAATTACTAGGGTCAACAACTACAGGAAACTTTAATCTGTAAGCCTGTTGACTTGCCCCAAAAGTATCATTAAAGTCCCAAGCACTTGAAACAAATAATGAAGAAGGTCTGATGGCTTCGTACCCATCTTCCTCTGTACCAGTAAATCCTTCTTCTGTCAACCTACAATATGTAGCAATGTAAGGAGCACTCTTTTTAGTGATAAGATCACCTACGAAATCATAACCTGTTTCGGCATAAGAACTATAGTTTGCATCACCCCAGTCAAGAAAACCTGTATCAATGAAGCCGCCCATAGTAAGTCTATTACTATCTCCGTCACGACACAGAAGGATAATGGCAGGGTCACCAGTAGTAAAGTTAGAAACTTGTGTTGAGATGACATCATCACCCGTTGAGAGCACGACATCATCAGCACCACTATTAGAAGTTACGTCTAATTCTAGTTCCTTAGCACCGAACCCTGAGTAAAAAGCCAAACCTACAATACAGTTAGTATTACTTCCTTCTTGGTCAGAGACTTTCCAAGGATAGAATGCCTGTAAAGGTACATCAAGAATTAGGAAATTGTTTAATTTAGACTCTACAGTCTCACCCTCATTAGGATAAGCCCAGTATATACGTTTGTTTATACCGTCATAGACAGAGGTAACTTTTAGTTTGACATCAGAATCAATAGAATCCCAAAAACTTTGGATAGTTGAAAGTGTTAAATTTTGTTCCTGACCCTGACCTGATACTGAGTCTGTTTGTAGTGTGTGAATACCGAAACGTGACCACCAGAAGGGTACACCCTCAGCCTCTACGAATGTCTCAGGCTGTAAGAGGCCGATACGTGACACACGGTTTACTGAATATGATGATGCACGGAAGACACCATCCACACCTGTGATCTGCCAGATACCATTTTCAGCAAAGATGAACAGGGAGTTCTGATATGCGTACAGTTTCTGGATTTTAACAGCATCTGGAATCTTGATCTCACCACCATCGGTGTCTAGTAAGTCAGATGAATATTCAGCTGTAGGGTCATTCTGTTGGTGACAGATGCCTAGGTCATCTACAGTTTCGACAAGTTTAGAGAATAGTATCGTACCTGCGTTCTCAGAACTATCTACACCTGCATAGAAAACACGACCTGAAAATGATTCTACACAACGAAAACGTGATGTCTCAGGGTCTGTAGGTTTTGTCAAACCCGTGATACCTGACGCAGACTGACGGTTCTTAGTAAAGAAATCTAGGACGTAGTGTCCGTTACCTGTAAGGGTTGTACCACCGTAAATCTTTTCCCACTCGTCAGAGTCGTAGTCCCCTGTGTCATTCTTACCTGCATACCACGGGTGTGTTAGACGTTTGGTGAGGTCTGTGGGAGCACCGTTACCTGTGTTCCATCCTGTGTTCTGTGCATCGTACTTACGGTTTTGAGATGGTGTTGATTCATTATTATAGTACTGTGTGGTGTCACCCTGCCACTCAAAGTCACGTATTTCAAAAGAAATCTGGCTTACTGAAAAAACACCTAGGCTGTATTCAATAGCTATTGTGTTTATCTCAGGAGAAGATACAACCAAATTACCTTTGATAGATGTAAACTGACACTTAGCTGTTTCTGAACCTGAAGAACCTGACTGTTCGTATGTAGTCAGATCAATATAGTTAGTTTCCATTTGTCCAGAATAAGGTAGATCACCTTTATTATAAAAATAAAGACGAGAAGCTACTTGTACAACTAAAAATTCAAGATCAGCATTACCGCCTACGTTAGTCCAATTACCTGTTGTAACGAAGGATGAATCAGAAACAGTTCTGAAAGCACTTTCGAGTACATAACTGTCTTCATAAGAAACAGCTAGTCGTCTACGGCGAGTACCGTCACGTCGTAAGTCACAGTTAAGTTCATCTACAGAGGCACCGTCAGGAAACGTAAGTTCACCTGCCTCGGTAATTAAACCTCTGACAAAGTTATTAACTGCCTTCTGGTTTAGACTTTGCGGCATTACGTTCTTTCTCTCTTTCGTCTGCACGTTCTCTTACACGTTTCAGTTTGGAAACTGGTTGACTCCGAAGATATCTCTCTAAGTCACGTTGTGCAGCAGATATAGTTGTATAACGTCCAGATAGTTCTTTAGGTGTTTTACCTTTTTCATATCTGATTAAGAAAAATCTGTACCCACCTAATTCTTTTTCAATGTGTACATCTGTAAGTAGTTTATCTGACTTACAGACACAGTGCTGGTTTGCTGTGTCGTGGTCATACTCAATCATTTATTTTCTTCCGTAGTTGTTCCGAATATTTGCTCGACGTGTTTTATGCATATCATTCTGAACATAAGACTTTAAACGACGTGCTGCCTGTTCAACTTTAGGGTCTGATCCACCCTTGAATAAAGAGAAACAAGTTGACTTAGCCTCAGCTAGAAGAAGAGGCATTAGAGTATTATCAAGGTCAGGCTCGAAGGAATCTACTTGACTAAATGTTGGGTATATTGAACCAAAAGCACGGATTTTAGACTCTTGTAGTGATGCCTCAACAGAACTATCATAAGAGTTCATTATAATATAATTGTCATCAAAACTTGTGTAGTACTCAGGAGCCTTATCTGTAGAGACAAAGATATCTAGGTTACCTTCGTAAGTTTCTACGAGTAATGCATCCTCATCCATATGGTCAAGAAACCAGACAGGATCAACAAATTTAATCTCTGTGAAATCTTTATCAGAAACAGAACCTATGTTGTATTCTACACGTTCAATATGTTTTGTGTTAGTAGGGTACTGGAAGTGGGTAGGTTTAGCTGTGTCACCCATTGCAGTGAGTGTCATAAGTTTATTGTGTTCAGGAATCTCACGGGCAGCAACAATGTTGTAGTATGTATCCTCTACAACTGATGCAATCTGTTGAGCCTCTATTGTATCTGAGATGCTGTTAACATCCTCAGAGTCCATGTCTGACAGAATAGACTGTACTATTTGGAGGAGTGTTGTTTTCATCTTAACTTGCCGATCCCATAATAGACATAAAGGCAGAGGCTACGTTCATTGTAAAAGAAGCACCACCTTTAACTTTAACTTCTAAGTAATCATTTGTTGAGAATGATGTATAGCCAAAGACAGAAATTGATCCCCATGATCCTGAAGATATTGTACGGATAGCACGTGAACCACCTAGTTCAGTACCGTTCTTAAAGATAGCAAACTCAACATCGTGGTTAGTGCCGTGTGCTTGACTAGATGAAATTGTAAAGACAATCTGAGCATCAATGTCTTCTGAACCTGTATACTTCAAACGAGCATTGGGGGATGTCTCACCTGTGAAACCGTTACTCTCAGCTACTGTAAAAGTAGGGTTTAAAATCGTATCAGCAGTTGTTACTGAATGTGTATATGCTGGGGTGGCTGCATCAAAACCTACATAGGCACCAATAAAACGAGTTTTTTCTACCCATGTTCCTGATCCTGACCCATTAGCAACATATACTGTACCTGCACCTGCACTAGCTACACCTTTAGGTTCATGTAAGTAAGGATCAGTTAGAGTTGAGTGATTTACGTTAGCCATTAGTAACCCCTGACAGTGTTAAAGATATTATATACAAGAAAATACCTTTTGTCAACAAAAAAATGAAGGGTACCCCCGAAGGGATACCCAAAAAGTTTTATACCGCTGGGTCTGTTACGACTGTAACGATACCTTCTGGACGGTACTTCTTGACACCGTAACGAGCAGTTGTTACATACTCGTGACGTTGATAGTCTTTGTTGTACTCATAGTCCACTTCAGGCATCTGACGCCATGCGCCAACGAATGGGTTAGAACCCGCATCCGCTGAGAAGAACAAGTTAGCAACACCGTTGTCTGTTGAGAAGTCATTGGTTGTTGTACCGTCACGTTCTGCTAGAGCAGCATCTGCAACGTCGTTCTTCAAGTAGTTTGAAGTATATACGTCGAAACCGTATACGTTTGCTACGAAGCGCATACCTGTTGCGATACCGTCACGTACAATACCTTCCCACATTGGGTTGTTAGACACGTTGACAATGTTTGTCAGTGTGTTCAACTGGTATTCTACTGATGGGTCAACAACAGCAACCAATGCACGGTCAGCAACTTTAGATTTCTTCAATGCATAACGAGCAAATGCGAAATCTTCAAGTTCTAGTTTACCACCGTTACCACCTGAGATACGGTGTGCTGCACCGTCTACTGTCTCAGAAGAGTTAGCTGTAACACCAACTTCAGGTGCAGCCATAGTAGTTGCTTCGAAGTGCTCCATAATCGCACGAGCTTGTTCTGGAACGAAACGTGCTTCAAGTTGTGCTGAGTAGAACGAATCCTGCGCAGCTTTCTTGGTGATGTATGAAGCTGATTGTAGATACTTGTCAACGCTGAACTGGAACTCAGCTGTATCCATTGGAACGTATGAAACTGCGTTATCTTCAGTGTATGTAGTTACTGCTGTTTCACCGATTGTTGGGATAGTGAATGTGTCACCATCTGGGAATCCATCCAACATACGAACGACAGACTGTGCCATCATTTCGTCACGTAGGATTTCTTTTAGTTCTGAGGAGTAAACCTCAGC